TTTGATGATTTTTTAGCCATTCATTCTCTTTTTTTAATTTATCTATTTCTTTATATTGTTTATAATTATCTTCTTCTAATTGTTTTATTCTGCTTTTAAAAATTTTCATACTATATCTTTGTTCTAAATATAAATCTAAATCACTTATTAAATTCCACTTAAATATTTTCACATTATCCCTCCAAACTTATCTTCTATCTTTTTGCGTAAACGCATTATTACTCACCACTTTCTTTTAAATATTGAAATAAATAAGGATTCCCGCTTTGATATGGATATAAAACAAATCTATTTTTATCAATAATGTGTATTGAATGCCCACTTCTTACTTTTTTTATAGTTGTTTTTTTATTGTCCTTGTTATAAATGAACATATCCATATCACCTCGTGTAAATCGTGGTATTTCTCCAACTAATTCAAAAGTTATTGAATTTTCGCTTTCTTTTATTTTAAACAATGTTTCTTGATTATCATAATCACTCATTTTATAAATACCATTATTTAACATATCTTACTCACCACTTTCTTTTAAACAACTTCTAGTGTACAACTAGAAACATATGGACAATAACAATTAAAACGTTTATTACTATTTGTCCAAATATGAATAATACCATTTCTATCTATGTCTAAATGTAAATCACACATTTCTGTTGAACCTTTTATATATTTATCCCAAACAGGTTGAAAGTCAACAACATCACTATAAGTTCCGATTAAATAATATTTACATTCTTGCTTTTGTCTATCATATTCAGTATGTCCTATAACATACATCATTCTATAACCACTATCGTGTAATTTTCTTTGTTGAATAATATATATTCCTTTAAATAATGGCAACTTCTTATCCATTTCTAATTTTATACATTTATCTAACAATTCTTTTCCACTTTTGTTCATCTTACTCACCCTTTTCCAATTTTTCAATTAAATATTCAATAAAATTACTTGCACTTCTGTTTTCTTTCTTTGCAAGTTCTTGAAGTTTCTTCCATATTGTTTCATCAATACTTATATTTTTTCTAATTTTTCCCATTTTATCACCTCACTACACATATTATACACAATAATTATACACTTTGTCAACAAAAAAAGAAAAGATTTCTCTTTTCTAATAACATTTATATAAAAATGTCGTGTTACAATTTAATTATACCACACCTATTTCATTTTTGCAATTATCAATTACTTCTACATTTTCACCTTGAAAATCAAGTTCTGCCGTTCCTTCTATTATAAATTGAGGCTTATAGCCAGCTTCAATAACAATGGTTACTTTTTCTATATTTTTTCCAAAATTTTGACCATTTATTATAAAATAATCACAATAACCTTTTTCATTTGTTTTTATTTCTACTTTCATTTTATCCTCCTAATTTCTTTTTAGATATTCTTCTATAATTTGTAACACTAGCTCTAGTAGATAACTTGTTAGGTAAACCACTTATATTACATAATTGCTTGTATTTTGTAGTCAATTGAGTTATTTTGGTTTGGCTTTGTAATACTAATTCGTTATCTTCACTTGCTCGTGCCAATATTTGTGTATCTTTTGCTTCACGAATAGCACTTTCAATTCTTCTTTGTAGTTGCGTACCTTCATACATTGTATAATGCTTGCCCTCAAATTCAAAACCTTTTTCATTTCTTTCATTTATTTCTTGGAGTTGTTTGTCTGTGTATTGTGGTTTACTAATACCTGCAACAATATTAAATAAATAATGGAAACAATTATATTGGCTTATATTTCTTCTGTCTTGTCCTCTTTCATCAGTAGGCAAAAACTTATTTCCTTTTAAATCTTCAAATTCTTTGTCATCTTTGAATTTATTAAATTCTTCAAATGAAAATTGACGACCTTGTATATCGGCATGGTCTATCGCTGGAAATTCGTGAACCGATATTTCTATTGCATCAGCCCCAAATTCTTTACCAAATTCATTTTGCATTTCATTTGATAAATCTCTTATACCACCTAACAAGTTCATTTTTATAGCACTATCTAATCTTCTTGTTGTTCCTGTTTCATAGTCAATTGTTTTTAACCCACTCGTTCCTATTTGCTTTATTATTTCTCTCATCTGCTCTTGATAAGTAGATTTCCCTTGTGAAACACTTAATATAGCCTTGTCTATTGTATCTCTATAAACACTAGATATATCTTTAAATACAACATTTCCTTGCAAGTCTTTTATAGTATAGCCTATTGCTCTTGTATTAGATATATTCAAATATGTTTCAGCAGTTAAGTTAGCAAGTGCCTTAACTTGTCTTTGAAGTCTTATATTTTGTTCATAAGGTATAAAATTAATGCCTTTATAATCATAGAATTGTTTAGCCCATGCTTGATTTCTTTTTGCTTCTTCTTCTAATATTTTATAAATATCATTTACATTTAATTTTGTAACTTTTGCAAGTTCATTTATTATTTCTTGTAAATCTCCACCATATTTTAATATTTGTTGTATTTGATATGCTTGGCTAGTATTTAAAGAACCTATTTTTTTAATATTTTCGCCAATTTTAACAAGTATTTTTTCATTGATTTTTTGTATTCTATCAGTTAAAATACTTGCTAATTTTTCCTGTGTATCCTCACTTAACATCATCTAGCCTCCAATCAAGTTTAGTATGTTTTTTCATATTATCTTTTGCTTTAAGTAATTGCAAATTAGTATAATGGCATAATTTTATTACTTCTTCTTCCGTTTTAGCAGTTGCTAATGGTATTATATGGTCTATATGTACTGGTTCTTTTTTGTCCCATTCATAGCCATAATTATTTTTAAATGTCTGTAATAAATATTCTACAAATTCATCTATTTCCAATCCAACTATTTCTTTTAATTTTTGATTTTTAACATAACCCTTTTTAGAAAAACTAAAACTTATAATACTTCTTATTTGACATTTTAAATTATATATTTTGTCTTGTTTCCTTTTTTTATAATGTTTTTGAACAATAAGTTCTTTATTTTTTTTATAATAATTTTGTTTCATTTCTTTTACTTTGTCTATATTATTTTCTCTATATTGTTTAACTTTATTCTTAATACATTCTTTGTTTTTTTCGTAATATTCATGTCTCTTTTGCTTTATTTTTTCTTTGTTTTCTTCATTATATCTTTTTAAATATTTTTCCCGTTTCTCTCTTATTTTATTTGCATTCTTTTCTCTATATAATTTTCGTTTTTCCTTATTTCTTTCATATATTTCCTTTTTATGATTTTCATAATATTTTTTTTGCCTTAATCTACTTTGTTCCCTATGTTCCTTTTGATATTTTTTCATATAGTTTGATTGATACTCTTTTTGGCAGATTTTACATTCGCATCTATATCGTTCTTTACTTTTTTTAAATTCACTTATTGGTTTCTCAATCCCACATTTGGAACATACTTTAGTTTCCTTAATCATATAATCATCTCCCTTATAAATGATTGAGGGTAGATAAGGGCTACCCTCTATATAATTATACCATAAAAAAGAGATTATTTCAATTTAACCTCTTTATCAAAAACACTTAACAACTTTTCTTGTAATTCTTCATTTATCATTTACTCCCCCACCTTATAACTCATTTGTTCCATTTGCTCATGTGTTAATATCCCTCTTAAATTTTCTATTGGGAAAAATTCTATTTGAAAATCAGAATTAAATACACCAATTTCATTATCATTGTAATTAATGGCAATAAGTTCAAATATATTAGTATTTTCTTCAGCTATATCATCTTCCATAAATAATTTTATTATATCTCTACATTCCAAAATATCAATTATGTCATAACTGGCTTTGATAAAATCTCCAAAATGTGTTTTTCCTTTTGTATCTATCATAATACTATCTTTAATTTTATCAATTTTCACTATTCCATTTAATGTCCTACAATACATCCCAACTTCTAATTTCATTCTTTACCTCCTATTATTTCTTTATATTTTGATAAAATTTCTTTATAGATAGCTATTTTTATCTTAGAATTGTCATAATCACTCGAATAAATTGATGTACAAACACTATCAATAGCTTCTATATGAGAAGCATACTGATTTATTTCTTTTTGAAGATAATTAATAAACCCTTTTTGTTGACTTTCCTGTTCATAATTAATAGTTGCTAGTGTTTCTTTTGCATCTAAATGACATAGTTCAATAATTCTTTCTAATTCTTTAATTTTGACTTTTAAATCTCGGTGCTCTTTCTCATCATAACAAAATGTAGTGCCACTTAGTTGTGTTTTTAACTTTTCATTTTCTTCAGCATATTCAGTTAGTTCTTCAACTATTGCTTTATATGCTTTATCTTTTGTTTTAATCTCTTCTCTTAATTGTCCATTTAACATTCGATGCTCTTCATTTACTTGTTTTAATTTTTGATTTTCTTCAACTAGTTTTGTATTTTCTTCTATTAGCAATCTTTTTATTTGCTTCATACACTTTTCAAAAGCTTGTTTTTCTTGCTTATCCATTATTCTTATTTCTCCTTTTTCATTTCTTTTAGTTCTTCTTTAAGTAAACTTTCAACAAAATTTGAGAAGTTTCTATTTAAAATAACACATAATAATTCTATTTCTTTGTAAACTTCTTCATCAATAGTTATACTTTTAACTATTTTTGCCATTTATTTATCACCTCAATAACATTATATAATATTTTATAATATAATGCAATATGTTTTTAACAAAAAAAGAAAGATTTTACTCTTTCTCTTCATTTTCTTTGTTTTTCTTATCATCTTTGTTATCTTCTTCATCATTAAGCAACTTATCAACACTAGGTGTTGCCTCTTCTATCTCTTCAATAGCCTTTTTGCTTTCTTCTAGTGTTTCATCACTAAATATAAATTGTCTTAACTCTTCTTTCTTAACGACACCTTGACTAACTCCTTGTACATATTGATTATATGTTTCGCTTGATTCTTCAAGTAAAGATAAATCCCAGTCAAAAGATAATTCAAAAGTGCCACTTGGAACAACATTATAAGCATTTGCTAGAACATCACAAGCCTTGAAGAAATCATCAAAGCCTTGTTCTAGGTTATCTCTTAAGTCATCTACTATTGTTAAAGTATCATATAGAGCCCTTTTAATAGCCGTTGCTGTTGCATTCGCTGTTTCTATTTCAGTTAATATTCCTGCACTTGTTCCAATTTCTTTTTCAAGTCTTGAATACAATTCCTTTAATCTTTCATAATAGGAACTTTGTCTAATTTCAGGGCTAAACACTTCCCAGAAGTCATCTTTATCACTATTGAACTTCTTGTAAAGCCCATCTTCTGGTAATTCCCAATGCCCGTTTTTGTCTTTTTTAAACATTGAGTAGTCAACACCAATAAATGTTTCTTTTGCCTTAAATTCCCTAACTATTTGCTTTAAGCACTCTCTTATCTCTGCTATTGTTTCATCACAACCATAAGTAATAGGCACTCCATAATCATCACTTGGCTTTCTATTATTTACAGGGCTTATTATAAAAGCAAACGGAACTCTATCAACATTGCTTATGCTTAATATTGTTTGAACTCCAGCCCAAAACTCTGGTGTATCTTTTAATTCGTTTCCATTTTCATCAGTAAACTTTTGTTGAATAATCAAGTTGTTGTTCCTTATTTGATAATTAGTCCACCTGTAATAAATCTTTTGGCTAACTAAATCACTTACAACCTTGCTTTCTGCAAGAATAGTTGCTCCAGTGATTAAGTCGCCAGTCTTTTCATCAATTAAAACCCTATTTTGTGGAACAATGTTGTAATAAATCTTTCCTTTTTTAACATAAGGAACTATTGCAATACCTCCAACTCCTAAAATTGTTGATGCAATCTTTTTTAACTTCCTTTTCATACTTTGTGCGATTTCATTAAAATACTTCGCTCTTTCACTCGTACCAATCACATCAATATTGCTATCATTTGCCACATAATTAGATAACTTATTAGCAAATATTGAAGTAAAGTTAATTTGATCTATTCGCTCGTATTTCCTTTGATAATCATTGTTTTGACTAACCACATCTGGTGTAGTCTGTGTTTTAATTTTAAAGATATGTTCCATAATCCACAAAAATATATTTTGTAGCATACTATCACTCTCCTTTTTTCTTCCATATCTTGTTAAGTGCATATCTTACACTATCAATGCAATGGTTATCTGCATCAACATAACCACTTATATAATTTCCGTCTTTGTCTTGCTCATATTCGTAAGTGCTAAATTCGTCAGCACTTGTAGGGCATCTTTTAGGGTCTATTACTATTTTTGTTAAACTTGCCAACCATTTCATAGAATAATCGACACTTCCTGCCCCCTTTTCAGCACCTTTTATCAATGCACCATAACTTTTAAAATCTCCAATTGATTTATTTTCGGCACTATCTGCAATTATCATATCATCAGTAGTAACACCTTTATTTTCAACTAAATAATTCCATACATCTTCATTACTCATTCTATTTACAACGAATTCATCAAATATATATAAAGTTCTTTGTGATGAGTTATAACACATTTTAGTCCATGCCATAGGATCTGGAAACCAACCCCAGTCAATTCCCATATAAATATAATCAAATGTTTCTATCTCACTGTCAGTTATTTCTCGAAGTTCTATATTTTCAAATACATTTCCACCTGTTCCCGTTTCTTCACCAAGATAAACATTTCGCCATTGTCTTTCATTGACTGATTTCATGTACTCGGCTTCATCAAAGAATTTACTTCCTAACCACTCTCTAGGAACATCTAAATATGTACTTCTATGTACT